CGGTACACCGGCGGAAGGTTCAGAGACTACCTGAGGGGTAAAGCCCCCTTAATAACAGGCTAGAGCGTCCGGCACTCCAACTCGGAGTGATGATATAGTCCACCCCCACCGAAAGGCTGGGATAGAAGGCGACCCTGCGGAAACACCAATCTTCTCTAACGTGAAGAAGGAGACATCAAACGGCATTTTCGTCGAATGGCAAGTTCAGGAGCTGACCGCCGCGTCTGCTACTAACTACCACAACGAAGGAGCCACAACTTCAACCGCTGCGGCGACACCAACTTCACGGATTGGTAACTACCACCAGATCTCAAAGAAGGTGTTTGCTACATCCGGGACTTTGGATGCCGTCGATTCCGCCGGGCGTGAGCGGGAACACAACTACCAGAAGGTGTTAAAAGCACTTGAGCTTCGCCGGGACATCGAAAAAGCAATCGGTGACACAGACGTTGCACGCTCTGGTACAGACCCACGCAAGTCAGCGTCTTTGACTTGCTGGATCACAAACGGCTCAGTCGGTGCGACTGCCGGTGCCTTCGCCACAGGCGACGGAACTGACACGATCACTGGTGGAGACGACCGGGCGTTAACACTTGCACTCATCGAAGATGGCATGCAAGACGCTTGGACAGACGGCGGCTCACCTGAGCTGATGATTGCCTCGGCCACAAACCGTGCAAACTTCTCAGACCTGTCAGCTTCTGGCAACTTGGTCAGCAACGACGTGAACATGACTGCCGCTAAGGAAGTCAGCTACGTCGGGTCTACCAGTGTTTTCTTGACCGACTTCGGTACTGTGCAAGCTGTTCCATCTCGGCTACTTGGAAACGACCGGGTGTTCTTGATTGATCCAAACTTTGTGTCAATCTGCACACTCAACGGACGTAACTTCCTTGAGCAGGAACTGTCTCAGGACGGCGATGCAAAAACTTCGCATCTGGTATCAGAGTGGGCATTGAAGCCTACCGCGCCTAAGGCACACGCAATGATTATGGACTTGAACGGTTCATAGTAAAACTGAGGGGGCGGGCAACTGCCCCCTCTCTTTTATAAGGGAAAAGACATGAAGCGAGTTTTATACACAGACCCTTACACCGCCAAAGAGGTGGTTATGGATCAACGCTCTGATGGCACAGACATCATTGAGACGACCCAGAGATTTGACGGACTGATTAAGATTAACAAGCAGATGAATAACGACTACCGTGCCAATGCAACGGTGAACACGCAGCGGCATATACAGCATGTGGCGGAAATACCAAATGTCGTGTATAATCACCTGCTAGAGACACTAGGCACGCCAGCCGAAAACCCAAAGGGGTGGAAGGCTTGGCTAAATAATAGCGAGAACCGAGACTTCAGGACAGGCGGCGGTAACATCTAATGGCAATTGCGACCTACACAGATTTGCAGACATCCATAGCCAATTTCTTGGCGCGTGATGATTTAACCGCGCAAATCCCTGACTTTATTGCGCTGGCTGAAGCCACTATGAGCCGCGAGCTGGAGACACGCAGTCAGGAAAAGCGGGCAACCGCAAACACTGTGTCAGGCAATGAATATCTGAGCTTGCCAACTGACCTAAGAGAGGTCAGAGAGGTAAAGCTAAACACCGCGCCGCTGACTGTTTTGAGATACTACAGCCCTGTCGCGCTGGATGAGCAATACGCATCAGAGGGTGGCGGTAAGCCAAAAGGCTACAGCATTGTGGGCGATGAGATAAAACTTCGCCCTGTGCCTGACGCCACATACGAAATGGAGATTGTCTATATCGGCTCAATTGAGGCGCTGTCTGCGACAAACCTCACAAACACAATCCTGAGCCGGTCGCCTGATGCTTATCTGTATGGCTCTCTCGCTGAGGCTTATGCCTACCTTCTTGATGAGACTAGGGCGGCTCAATATATGGCTCGCTTTGATAAGGCTTTGGCACAAATAAAAGTAGATAATCAACGCGCCCATTACGGCACAGGCTCGCTGCAAATCAGCAGCATTTATCAACGGCAATCGCAAGCAGCGGGGACTTAAATTATGTCTGCAATGAGTGACTATCTTGAGAACGAAATTCTCGACCACATCCTTGGAACCGGCGCATACACAATGCCGACCACTGTCTACGTCGGGCTGTCGACTGCATCGTTTAACGACGACAACAGCGGCACCGAGTTGACCGGCAATAACTATGCGCGTGAGAGCGCCACATTCAGCGTGGCGGCCTCAGGCACAACAAGTAACAGCGGGGCAATTGAGTTCAATCCTGCGACTGGTTCTTCTTGGGGGTCAATTTCGCATTTTGGCATTTTTGACGCGCTAACCAGCGGCAATCTTTTAATTCACGGATCGTTCACAACCGCAAAGACAATTGACGTTGGTGACATCCTGAAAATTGCTATTGGCGACCTAGACGTAACTGCGGCTTAGGTGTAGCTGATGGCTACGCTAGAGGAACTAGATAGCTGGGGAAGCCTAGACAGTCTTGACCAATTTGGTAATATTGAGCAGCTAGACGCGCTCGACTTTACCTTGGCGACTGCTAGTGCCAGTGTAGCCGCGACAGCAAATTCATCGTTGACAAAGATACGCACAATAGTCGCGGCTGTATCTTTGTCAGCGTCATCTTCTGCAATCGCCAGCAGGATTCTGGCTTTCGCCGCGTCCGTGACAGGTGCAGCGGCAGTTGACGCCACCATAACATTTATACGACAAGTGTCGGCGGCGGTAAGCGTTGCCATCACAGATGCCGCAATATTAACAAGGCTTCGGAAAGTAGACGCATCAGAGACTGCGGCGGTTACGGCTACCGGCAATTACAATATGGTGTTTATTGCCTCAGGGCAGGCAGACACATCTGTGTCGGCGTCTGGGTACCCAACCGGCACATTTGTTATGGCGGCAAATCCAAGCATTGCCACCTCGACAACAGTTAGTGGTAAAATACTTGGCGAGGAATGGTCTGACGTGTCAGACACCGCCGCAACTTGGGTTGACGCGGTTGACGCCGCAGCGATATGGTCAGATCAGGCAGGTTCAACTGGAGTGTGGTTAGGGCAATGATTAACTTTGGCGAATGGCTGCCAGACCAGCCTGACTTTTCAAACGCTGGTGTTGTTGAGGCGACAAACGTGGTGCCTGCATCGTCTGGCTATCGCAGCCTGAACAGCTTTGAGCCTTATTCTGGCGCGGCCACAGGCACGATCCTTGGCATTTACTCTGTTAAGGCGTCGGACGGCAGTGGCTCAATATTTGCGGGCGACAGCACAAAGCTGTATGAGTTTGACACGACTGACAGCTCTCTAACCGACATTAGCAAGGTTGGTGGCTACACGCTTGACCCAAATATTGGTGAGCGTTGGCGGTTTGTGAATTACGGCGATTATGTTATTGCCGCTGGCGGCATTGGTGAAAGCATACAAAAGTTTCACACCGGCACAGACGCAATATATAGCGACCTGTCAGCCTCAGCGCCAAAGGCAGACTTCATTGCCGTGGTGCGTGAGTTTGTCTGGACTGCAAATGTTGACAGCGGCTCAGGCCGAGTTCCTTGGCGGTGCCAGTGGTCTGGGTTTGACGACATAACCGCTTGGACGGTCGGGTCAGATCAAAGCGATTTTCAGGACACGATGGATTGCGGCGCAATCACCGGACTGGTCGGCGGAGAATATGCGACGGTATTGATGGAGCGAGCCATTGTTCGCGCCACATACACAGGCCCGCCTCTGATCTGGCAGTTTGATAAAGTTGAGACCGCTAGGGGCTGTAAGATTTCTGGCTCAGTCTGTAACGTCGGGCATAACGTGTTTTACCTTGCCGACGACGGTTTTATGATGTTTGACGGTCAGCAGTCTACAGCGATTGGCGCAGAAAAAATTGACGCCTTTTTCCAGTTAGATCACGACAGTTCTTACAAGCATTTAATGACGGCCACAACTGACCCACAGAGCAAACTGGCAATCTGGTCGTATGTGTCCACAAGCTCAACAAATGGGCGACCTGACAAGCTCCTTATTTACAACTATTTCTTGCGGAAATGGTCTATTGCAGAGATTGCGGCAGACCTGTTGTCGCCTTTATTTACAGCCGGATACACGCTGGAGGGATTGGACACAATCTCAACTTCGATTGAGACGCTGCCTGCTTCTATGGATAGTGCGCTTTACAAGGGCGGTCAGTATTTGTTTGGCGGTGCATTTGGGGACAAGATTTACACGTTCACAGGTTCACCCCTCACAGGCACAATTACTACTGGTGAGGCTGCTGTAAGTATGGGTCAGCACAGTATTGTTACAAGGATATACCCACATCACGAGGGCGGCACTGTCGAGATGTCTGTTGGCCTCAGGGGAACCCCAACTGACACGGTAACATTTCAAGCGGGTGGCAGCACAAACGCAGATGGCTTTGTGCCGTTTCGGGCTGCCGACAGATATCACCGCGTAAAAATGATTATCAGCGGGGACTGGTCTTTTGCCCACGGCATAGATATTGAGGCTAGAAAGGTTGGCCGTCGATGACTATTGAGCAGCGCACTACTAACTTTCGCACGTTAAATCCGGTAACGGCTACGACACGCGAAATTGCCGAAGTTCTAAACCGGACAATTAACGGCGGCTTGAACAGCGTTGGCTATGTGACGTTTCCGGCAAGCACCACGCAGACCACTGTGCAAGACCCGCGCTATTCGACGTCTAGTTTGGTGTTTTTTACTGGTGTCGACCACGACCCTTGGCACCACAATCCGTATATTGACGGCACAAGCACTAACGGCACTATGATTATTAACCACGACAATCAGGGACACGATGCACCATTCGCCTATCTTATTATCGGCTGAAGACAAGCTGAAAGAGAAGTTTGAGAGAAACCGCAAGTATATTGCGGATGCCCTCGAATACTCCGGCGGCACGCACTCAATAGAAGATGTTTACCACGCCTGCGCGGTTGGTGAGGCACAGTTACATCCGCTGGAAAAGTCGTGTATTATAACCGAAGTTGTTGACTACCCCAGCCTAACCGTGTGCCGCATCTGGCTTGCAGGCGGTGACTTAGATGAGCTGGTCGAGGCTGAGAAGTCTATTGCAGTTTGGGCTAAGGCTCAGGGCTGCGACGCGATGGAGATTAATGGCCGAAAGGGCTGGCAGAGACAACTGAAAGATTACACCGCTACTTCGGTGGTTTTGACAAAGGAATTGTAAGATGAGTAAAGGCGGCGGTGGAAGCACCAGAACAATTACCCAGACCACTGCTGCGCCAGAATACGCGCAGCCATTCCTAGAGTACGGATTGGCTGAGGCCAAAGAATTGTATGGCCAGCAGCCTGAATATTACAGAGGCCCAACCACGGTTGGATTTGCCCCTGAATCTGAAATGGCTCTCGCCGCGACGCGTCAACGCGCCTTAGGCGGCTCCCCACTTGTGTCTGGGGCGCAGTCGTTAACAGGTCAGGCGATGGCAGGCGGATTGCAAAACCTAGCTATGCCATATGCACAAGGGTTAGCCGGTGGCGTTAACCTCGGTGAGTCAATCGGCATGATGCGCCAGACGGCTCGCGGCGACTTCCTTGGCGGCTCACCCGGTCTTAGCGGTGCGATTGAACGCGCACTAGACCCTGTCGAGGAGCGTATGCAGGCTATGCAGAGTGGCGCTGGCCGTTACGGCAGTGGGTACGGCCAGAAAGCCGCAGCCGACGCTATGGGTCGTGTGGCTAGTGACATAGCTTACCAAGATTACGCCTCAGAGCGGGCAAACCAGCTCGCGGCTCAACAAAATCTTGCGGCGCTGCAAGAGGCTCAATACGGAAGCCAGCTTCGCGGTATGGGTGCGTTGGGACAACTTAGTTCGGCAGATATACAGCGACGCCTTGGCGCGGCGGCGGCAGCCCCCGGTATGGCAGAACTTGACTATGCTGACTTGGCGAAATTGGGTGCCGTCGGAGCTGCTAGAGAAGGTCAATCACAGGCCGAGTTGCAGGCTGACATTGACCGTTTCAATATGGAACAGCAGCAGCCCCTCACATCTCTGGCGAACTATATGGCTACCGTTCAGGGTGGTACTGTTGGCGGGCAAAGCACGCAGCCGGTTTTCCGCAATACGACTGGCGACTTCCTAAGCGGCTTGAGTGGCTTGGCTGGAGTTGGCAAGGCATTTGGGATTTTATAGGTTAGGGGTTAGGGCATGAGCGTAGGCACAGAAACATTTTTACGGTTGTTGCGGGAACAGCAACAGGCGGCTCCGACTGCCCGCGCTAATATGATGCGTCAGTATAGGACACCTATGGGCAACACGCCGCCTATGGCTTTGCGACGCCCAACACCGCCAAGCGCTATGCCGACTATGCCTAAGCTGTCACCTATGATGCAGGCAATCGCCAACCGCGCGGCTATGTCAAAGCTGACACCGGTTGCCGGTCAGGTCGGCCTGCCAACTGGTGGCGCAGGTGGGATGCCTCAGCCTAGTGCGCCTACAATGCCTCAGGGCGGCGGCGCACCAGCGGCGACCACATTTGGCCAGCGGTTCGCCCAACCTCAGACACAGGCGCTTCTTGGGGGCGCTATTGCAGGCGCTGAGGCTTCAGGCTACCAAGACCGTCCGGTTTCGCTCGGTCAGGTTCTGGGGCGTATGGGCGCTGGCGCAATGAGTAGCTATCAAGCCGCTGAGGATCGCATTGCGGCTCAGAAGGCGGCGTCTCAGAAGTCAGTTATTGACCGGCTATTGGCTGAGGCGCAGTTTGCTAAGGCTACACGTCCTGACACAACCAGCCTTTTGAAGAACTTGGCTGCTGCGGGGATTGATCCAAATAGCCCAGAGGGTCAGAAAATTATAAGGGATGCGCTTACCAAGCCCGGCACGACAATTATGACAGGCGGTGAGGGAGAGTTTCTGAAAGAGGGCATAAAAGCTGGTTTTGCCACAATCAAAGAAGCCCAGACAGACATTAAAACAGACTCCACATTAGCGCCAAGGGTCATGCAGATTATTGATCTGATAGAGGGCGGCGCTGAAACAGGTAGAATACAGAGTGCCACGATGGGATTGCGCCAACTTGGCAAGGAGTTGGGTTTCTTGTCAGACGAGCAGGTAGACAATTTGCGTGACCAAGAGGTCTTGAGAAGCGCGATGTCTTATATGGTTCCGAGGATGCGTGTCACAGGATCAGGTGCGTCATCTGACAGGGATATGGCCTTCTTCGCTCAGGCAGCGCCTATGATGACTAACACACCAGAGGGCAACTTGATAATAGCCAAGATGTTCAAGCAGCTAATGGATTACAACAAAAAGCGCCTGACCTTGATGGGCAAAACCCTAAAGAAAGACAAAAACCTTCTTGGCTTTGAAGAAGCAGCAGACGCCGAACTTGGCGCATTTTACCAAAGGGCAAAAACTCAAGACGACCTTGATGCTCTTGTTGAAAGCGGGGCTATAAAAGAAGGCGATGTTTTCTATAATGGTCTTGCTGGTGAGTTTCAGATTCTAGGGAGAGACTAAATGGCTTCAAAATACACGCTCTCACCTAAAAAGAAACTTCAGTCTGGCACTGGCCGCACTGGTATGGACATTGCTGCTGATATTGGCCGTGCGGCTGCTCAGGGCATGACGTTTGGCCTCTCAGACGAGATATACGGCGCTTATAAGGCGTTTACGTCTGACAAGTCATACGAAGATGCGGCCAATGAGATACGCGAAGGACTGGCTAGATTTAAAGAGACAGACCCAGTTAAGGCATACGGCTTTGAGATATTAGGCTCTTTGCTTACTGGCGGTGCGGGCGCTGCGGCTGCAAAGCTAGGCACAAAAGCTGCTGGAACAATCGGCGGCGGCATTTACGGAGCCGCAACCGGAGAGACCCCAGAGGAAAGAATTGTTGGCGGCGCTATAGGCGCACCGCTTGGATTGGCAACTGCGGCTGCCGGTCAAGCGATAAGCCCTAAAATAACAGAGGGCGCACGCGCCTTGATGAAAAAGGGCTACCCCCTGACACCCGGTCAGGCTTTGGGCGGCGTAACCAAATCTATTGAAGAAAAAATATCTTTACCGTTTGCTCAGGAAATGATCCAAGGCCAGCAGAAAAACGTGATGAAGGCGTTTAACCGCGATATGGTCGAAACTGCCGTTGCGCCGATTGGCGCTAAGTTGCCAAAAAACTTAGAGGGCGAAGACTTAGTCGAGGCAGCCTCTGAGGCAGTCGGTGAGGCCTATAGCAAGGTTGTGCCAAAGCTATCAATTGATGCCTCAGGTTTATCAAATAAGGCGGCAGAGATAGCCGCAAAAAGACAACTTAATCCGGCTGACGCAAAAGAGTTCAACGACATAATAAAGGACTTGGTGCAAAGAAACGTGTCAGGCGGAAAACTGTCGAAGGGAACTTTAAAAGACGTTGAGACAGACCTGACATCTGAGGTATTTTCAACGGCTAACAAAGGTGGTAGAGAGGGCAGAATTGGCAGAGCTGTAAAAGAGTTCAGAGACACCCTAAGGGCTGAAATATCTGCTCAAAACCCAGACGTGCCGGACTTGCAAAACATCAACAAAGCCTTTAGCCAAATGCGCCCAATTGAAAAGGCCAAGGAAAGCGCACTGTCAAAGGCAGGCATATTTGGCCCGACGCAGCTTTTGCGGCAAATGAAAAAGAAGGCACCAACTGACCCAATTAAGGCAGCAGCTAGGCAGGCGCGTGAGATCATTGGCCCAAGCGTTCCGTCAAGTGGAACAGCGGAAAGGCAGGCCTTGTCAGACCTCATACGCGACCCACTCGGCACCGGACTTGGCGTGCCAGCGTCAATATTATTAAGTGGATTATACAGAAACGCGCCGGGTCGTAAGTTGGCAAGGGGCATGATTAAGGCACCGGGGGCGGCTCTCAGATACGGAGCGCCCGCCGCAGGTGGCCTATTATCTCAGCAGGTGCCTTCACCCATCAGCTCCGCCCAAGCTGGCTCAATCGAAGATATGGCGGCTGGCGGCAACATTGTCGGCTATGAGACTGTGACGGATCGCCAAGGCAACCCTGTGACGTTTGCCAAGACATCTGACGGTCGTGCGGTGCGCGTGCGCTAGATTTATGCTATAAATGGGTAGTCGCCCTTTAGGAGAAGATAATGGCAAAAGATAAACTGGTAGATTATGATTCAACCGCATCTGGGAATCTGGATGTAGGTGGAATTTCTGTGGCGGAAGGAATGTTGCCGTCAAACGTCAACAACGCTATCCGCGAACAGATGAGCCATCTAAAGGACTTTGCTGACGGCACTGAGGCCATCAATGCGCTGGCGGTTGATAACCTAAAGATGGATGGCAACACCATCTCAAGCACCGACACGAATGGTGACATTACCCTAGACCCTAATGGTACTGGCAATATTGTTTTAGATGCCAAAGTTGGCATTGGGACGAGTTCGCCTAATGAAAAAGTAACATCGTCAAATGGTTTTTTGTCTATTGGGGCGGTTAGCACAACTGCTCGCGACGGTGCGATTGTTGACTACTCAGGCTCTAGCGGCAGGTTTATTGCTGGTCGGGCGGGTGGAAACTACGGTCAATGGGAAGCACACGTTGCTGGTGCAAGTGGGGTAACAAAACGCTATCAAATAGACTACGAAGGCACAACTCGCTGGTATGCGGCAGACGGAACAACAGAGCGCCTCCGCATCGACAGCAGCGGAAAATTGGGCCTTGGTACGGTTTCGCCGCAAAAGCAATTAGTCGTCTCAAATGCTGGTGCGGCTGGCCTTGAAATTGCACCAGAAACTAGGTCAGCGACAGTAGGAACTTCTTTACTGTCCTACAATAGAAGCACATCTGCCTACGTTCGTGCGGACTATGACGCTTCTGAACATCTTATGTTTATCAGCGGCACCGAACGTATGCGCCTCGACAGCATCGGCAACGTGGGCATTGGGACGAATGTGGTTGCGGCTGCGAGTCCCGGCACGAATGTAAATATACACAGTCCAGTAGCGCAAAGCACTTACCTTAAACTGTCAAACACAAGCACCGGTAATGGCACATTAGACGGTTTTGATTTGGTATGTGATACAGCCGGTGGTGGATATGTGTGGACTAGAGAAAATAACCATTTGTATTTTGGCACTAACAACGCAGAACGTATGCGCCTGACATCGACAGGTCATTTAGGCATAAATCAAAACAACCCGTCTTTCCCGCTAGTAGTATCAGGCAAAGCAGCAAATCACGTTTCTGCCTTTCAAGTTGCGACAAATGGGTATGCTGGCGCGTTATGGTTTAATTCAAGCGGTTCCATAGTCGGTCAGGTTCAAATTAACGCATCTTCAACCGCTTACATTACCACCTCAGACTATCGCCTCAAGACCGCAGTCACCTACGACTGGGATGCCACCACACGCCTCAAGCAACTGAAGCCAGCTAGGTTCAAGTGGATTGCTGAAGGCGATGACGCTGTTTTCGTAGATGGTTTTCTTGCCCACGAATGTGAGGCAGTACCAGAGGCCATCAGCGGCACTAAAGACGCAATGCGTGACGAGGAATATGAAGTCAGCGCAGCCACAGGCGACATTTACACACCAGCTATTGAGGCTGTACTAGACGATGATGGCAATGAGGTAACACCAGCGGTTGCTGAAGTTATCCATAGCACTGACGTTGAACGCCCAGAGGAACTAGCAGAAGGCCAGCAATGGCGTGAGACAACTGCGGCGGTTATGGGTACGCGGTCAGTGCCTGATTATCAGGGCATTGACCAGTCTAAATTAACCCCATTGCTTACCAAGGCACTAATCGAGGCGGTTGAAAAGATTGAAGCATTAGAAGCGCGGATTACGGCGTTGGAGGCTTAAATGAACGAAGCAGCATCAAACGTAGTGACGATTAACGGCGAAGAATATGACGAGGCCACTCTGGCTGATGACGCCAAATATTTCATTGCCCAAATCCGTGACTTGCAAGCAAAGCAGGCTCAGTTGAGGTTCCAAGCTGACCAAATCCAAGCAGCCTTAAACGCTATGACAAATGCGCTTATTTCTTCTGTGAATACAGACGGTGACAAGGAAGACTAATATGCAGATGACCAGCCTTATCGACACACTCATTGGTCTGGTTGTGGCTGGGCTTGCGTGGTTTCTGAGCGAGACCAGCAAAGAGCAGAAGCGGCTCAACATCTTGGTCAACAAGACCCGCGAGGAATACGCCTCAAAAGACGATGTGCGCTCTGACATGCGTAACGTGATGGACGCCCTGCACCGTGTCGAGGATAAGCTCGACAAAGTCCTGAGCCGGTAAGGTGTTCAAGGCGGTCATTCTCGCTTGCGTTATAGGATCGCCGACTGACTGCGTTGAGTTCCACGACATCCGTGGCCCCTATTACACTGAGAGAGAGTGCCGCAACCGCGCTATGGAAATGTCCAGAGCGGTTGGCGAAATAGCTAACCTGATGCCGATCAAATGGCGTTGCGACGTTCTGAAGAAAGGCATGCTGTCCTAATGGAACCAATAAGCACCGCCTTGGCTGGCATAGCATTGGTGAAGGCGAGCGTGGATGGGATCAAATCTGCACTCGGCACGGCCAAAGATATAGGTGCTATCGCTAATGACATCGACGCGCTGCTGAATGGGCAGGCTCAGGTTCAGGCAGCCAGTAACAAAAAGGCTGGTGTCGGATTAGCCGACCAATTCGGCGTCCAGTCGGTAGCCAAGGAAATGATCGACGCGAAGATCACCGCAGAACACGTCGCCGAGGTGCGCCGCCTAACAGACCACCGCTTTGGGGCGGGGACGTGGCAATCTATTTTAGATGAGCGTGCAAGGCGGATCAGGGAGGCCAAGGCCGCCCAGCTAGAGGCTCGCCGTCAAGCTCAATTACGGCAAGATGAGATTATGGAAAACGTAAAAATCGGAATAGGTATTTTCTTGTTGTCGGTCGTTGTGGTAGGTTTATTTGTCGTTGTGATGGTGTCAACTGCTGGAGCCATAGGGCTAAATGAGTGAAACAACAACCGGCCTGATCGGCGAGTATATCGCCGCAGCCGCAATATTGGGCCTCGGCTGGCGTGTCTCTATGGCGCAGCAAGACCGAGTGGATTTAGTGGCTTGGAGGGACAATGAAATATTTATTCGAGTGCAGGCAAAGGCTGCGAATTTATTGGGCGATAAAGATGGTCGATCTCCGCGTCACCACTTTCAACTTGGTCACGGCTGTAAAGCAAAACATCTGCCGACAAAGGATGATTACGATGTTCTCTGCCTTGTTTCCCCCAATTCAAGACGGTGCCTGTTCATGCCGGTTACGTCAGTACGGCAATATAGTCTGCGCCTGCAACCGTCGCGGTTTGAAAGCCCTGATGGCGAAGCTGAGAGCTGGAATAAAGCGGTTGCGGTCGTTATGGAGACGCGGCGATGAATAAGGACGCACTGCGCGAGGAGCTGGCCGAAGACGAGGGCTGTAAGTATTTGATTTATTTGGATCATTTACAGCTCCCAACCTTCGGAATTGGTCACTTGATTAAAGAGCATGACCCAGAATACGGCTTGCCGGTCGGCACTGAGGTGTCAGAAGACCGCGTGCGTAAGGCGTTTAACCTCGACATTGCTGTGACTGTCGAGGACTGCCGACGTTTGTGCGACAACGTCGGCGTCGACTTCAACGAGCTTGACCTGCGCTATCCAGACGGCGCTTTGGCTTTATGCAACATGTGCTTCAACCTAGGCTATCCGCGCCATTCCAAGTTTAAGAAGATGTGGGCGGCAGTAGCCGAGGCAATGGAAGACCCCAAGGCGTGGCTGACAGTCGCCGCAGAGGCAGAAGACAGCCGCTGGTTTGATCAGGTGCCTAACAGAGCCAAGAGGCTCACGGCACGCTTTAGGGCGCTGGCAGATGGCTAAGGCGATCACCGAATACAAGATCATCCCGCGCTTTATGATGCTGGCGTTTACCGTGATGGCTTGGAACGTATGCGACTGGTTTATGGGGCTAGGTGCATCAGCCACAACGCAGCAGACTGCTTTTGTAAGCACTATAGTCGGCGCAGCCACTGGTGCCTTTGGCATCTGGATGTCTAACGAGGGAAAGTAAATGATTGAAGCATTGATCGCACCAGTGACAGGATTGCTGGACAAATTTATCGAAGACAAAGACCAGAAAAATAAACTGGCGCATGAACTGGCCACAATGGCCGACAGGCACGCGCAAGAGCTGGCCAAGGGTCAACTGGAAATCAACAAGGCTGAGGCGTCTCACAGGTCAATTTTCGTGGCTGGGTGGCGTCCCTTCGTTGGCTGGACGTGCGGCGTCGCATTGTGCTGGCATTTCGTGCTTGCGCCATTCGTGATCTTTGCCAGCGCCTATGCTGGCGTAGCTTTGCCTGAACTGCCGCAGTTTGATATGTCGAGCCTGCTGACCGTCTTGATGGGTATGTTGGGGCTTGGCGGCATGCGTAGCTTCGAGAAGATGAAGGGGCTAACGAAATAAGGGGGCTTTCGCCCCCTCGCCTCACTTGTATAGATACTGATAGTCAAACCTGTCAGCGGTCTGCATATCCTCAAAAACCACATTGTAGCTTTCATCGTCAATGCGCTCGACCCGCCTGACTAGGGCTGTCACCAGCCTGCCCTTGGGGCCAGTCACGCTGACTAGGTCGTCTGGCTTTAAATGTTCTGTCTGCATGTCATCCCCCTATAGTAACTTAAACGCTCTGGCTTTACCGGCCACCTTCTTAGCCGCGCCGCGCTCGACCAGTCCGGCCATCAGCCGGTGTACTTGGCTGAAGCTCTTGCCGGTCTTTTGTGACAGCTCACTGATGGTCGGCGTGTAGCCGTAACGGCGGGTCATGCGGTCAATCAGAACCCGCAGCTCCGCCTGTTTCTTTGTCAGCGGCACATCAATCATCACGCGCCTCCTTTATCGTCAGCGTGCCTTGCCGCGCAATCCGTGCGGGCTTGGCCGGTGTCGTCTTGGCCGGTTGCGCCTTAAAATTACGCATTGGCCATTTAACATAGTAAGAGCGATTGCCGACCATCCCGACCGCCTCATCGTGGCTGCCCATACGCTCTTTGAGCATAGCCTCGGCCTCATCAATGTCGCCCTCAGCGGCTCGCTTTGCGTCCTTGGCGTTGACAAGTTGCGCCAGCCAGTCGTTGTCTTCGCCCTCAAGCGTGATTGGCGGTGCGCCGTCATCGACACGCGGATAGGCGGTGTTGCCGTCGGAGCTGGACTGTATCGGATACCAGTCAACGTCAAACTTGCGTCGCTCAAACTCCTCGATTTCGTCCGTGATGCGCGACTGAGTTGCAGCGTTTGCCTGATACAAGAAGATGCGTAGCTCAACACCGCCGTACAAGACGCACACGGCGCCCCACGTTAGTTTGGTGGCCATCAATTGCCCCTGCAACTGTAGCGGCCCCCTGTGAGGCGCTGGGCGGTCTTCTGGCTTACTGCTAGTCAGCTTGCTCTCTAGCACGCCCACGCCGTCCACCCAGACAGGGCCGTCAACGCAATAGATACCCTTGGCTGGATCGGTGGTGACTTCATGCCCCAGCCCGCCGTCAGCGGTGCCGTCTAGAGACACGGCAAACGGTAGCGTGTCGTGAAAGATGGCGTCGTGTTCCAGCTTCAGGTCGGTCAGGTTTAGCCGTTCAGCGGCGGTGGTGAGGATGACGCCCTCCAAGGCGTCACCCCAATCGCAGGCTTCGTTACCGTTAAATGGGTTGGGGTTTGGCTTGCCTTCGATTGAGGCTAGTGCCTCAGCCAGCAAGTCGTTTGGCGTGCCGTATGGCGACGCGTTCATCAGCAACGGTATGCGTGATGCGGTGACGATGTCGTCGGGTGTCTTTTTACCTACCATTATTTTGCTCCATTTGCTTTTAGGCGTTCAACTTTTGATCTCCAGATGCCAACGCGACGGTTGGCAACATTTATTCTTTTTGTGAAGTGGCGATGGGCAACTCTGAGGATAGCTTTTTCTTCCATTAGCTCTGCCTCTAACTGACTGGCGTGATCGTGCCATTCATCCGCCTGTTTCTTTATTGCGTTGACGCGGTCAGCCATCTTCCTGTTATGCGCCTCAGACTGAGCCACCACGTCACGCAACGCAGTCAGCGTCTGGATAAGGTCAGCGCAGACGCGCTCACCGTTCATAATTTTTTCATCCATATCCTTGATGATTTTGCA